ATGGCTATCGAATATGCAGTGATCGCAGGCGGCTGTTTCTGGTGTACAGAAGCGGTCTTTAAAGATGTGATCGGCGTTGAGTCAGTGGAAAGTGGTTATACCGGCGGTGCGCGCCCTAATCCCACCTACGAGCAGGTGTGCAGCGGCGCAACCGGTCATGCCGAAGCCATTCGTATTGGTTTTGATCCTGAAAAGATCAGCTATGGCGATTTGCTGGACATCAGCTTTGCGACCCACGATCCGACCCAGCTCAATCGTCAGGGCAATGACATCGGTACACAGTATCGTTCCGCGATTTTTGTTGAGACGCCGGAGCAGGAAGCCGAAGCCAAAGCGGCCATCGCGCGTGCCCAACAGGATCATGCTGAGCCTGTTGTGACCACCATTGAACCGTTAAAAGCCTGGTATCCCGCTGAAGGTTATCATCAGGATTACTGGGAAGGCGCCGGTCAGCGCAACGGTTACTGCATGGCGGTGATTCCCCCCAAACTGCAAAAGCTGCGCAAGAGTTTTGCCAACCGCGTAAAAAGCGCGCCGTAAGCTCAGGCAACCCAGCGAATCTCCCCCTTCTGTTACGCTGTGCAATATCGCGTTTTTGGCGCCAAAAAACCGCGATTTGCGCAGCCTTAACGCGATTCGTTCAGAGCTTAAGCGAATAGAAAAAAAGAGAAAAATAGTGCTTGACCGTTTCAGGCCGACTCCCTATAGTAGCGCCCCGTTGACCCAGCGCGGTCAGCAACAATTTGCGGTGAGGTGTCCGAGTGGCTGAAGGAGCACGCCTGGAAAGTGTGTATACGGCAACGTATCGGGGGTTCGAATCCCCCTCTCACCGCCACACATAGTAGGACGTTACAGGGACAAAGCCCCGTGTAGACTGGCTTCCGAGACTACACAGAGACAACGGCACTACAAAAAAAGCACAAAATAATGCACGTGAAATGCACGCGCAGTTTGGGCTCAAAGAAAAAGCCTCTGATTAACGTCAGAGGCTTTTCTGTTTGTGTCTAATTGAAACATAAAATTTCACACCTCAATTAGCGGTTCTTTCTTCACTGGCCTGCTTAGTGATGACCTAATCATGAAGCAGGCGGAGACGGAAGCCCCATTTCCGGATCGCCCTGATCGGCATCCAGTATTGCCCTTAACTTCCCCCTGTACTCCGCCCAGTCACTTGTCGGCTGCTTACCCTGTGAGAAGAAATTCATCAACACAGTGTCTGAATCTCTTAAGGCTGTCGAAGCCCTGCCCTGAAGCGCGTTCCATTTGGGCAACTGCAGGTAAGCTAAATATCTCTTGTCTGTTTCTTCCACTTCCCCGTAGTTTTCATAAACGCCTTCATCCTGGGGGGAGGCAAAAGTAGATATGATTTTGGCTTTTGAACTATCTGAAAACTGCACGTAGGCCATTTCTTTTCCCCTGTCAGAATGTGTAAGAGGTTAAATATGCATAGGCTGACGCTAAGGTGTCTCCTGAATCCCCTTTCGTCACTGACCAGTAAAGCGTTTGCAAATTAACCACAACCAGATTAGAAAACGGTGCCTGTAAGCTGTTATAACTGGAGTTTGTACCAGACACTATTTGCTTCATTCCGTTATCAACGTTGGGCAAAGACTGTAACCGAAGCGTCGGCCTGATCGAATTGCCTGATGTGACAAACAATATCCCGTCAATGGTTTTGCAGTTCTTCGGAACGATCGAGCTGAGACTGACCGCCGTGGGTGTGTTTATAAAAGATGTAGTCGATGCAATCTGAGTAGTGGGTAGTAATACATTCCTGCCCTGCTGATAAAGAGCAATGATTTTTCCATTCGAATCAGTCGGTACGACACTAAGCAGCGCTGAGGCTGTATAGCCTGCAGGTATGTTCGCGCCAGAATAAACCTCTGGTAAAACCGCTGCGGTTGCGTTAACAGCCAAAAGCGCAGATGCGCCGGAAGAAGGGTTGAGAATTGCGTAGATACCCACATAGCCACTGACTGGAGGTGCTCCGGTATCCATACCTCCCGCCCCGATAGTGGACAGATTAACGGTTTTGTTAAAAGAACCGATACGATACTGGTTCCCGCCTAATGCCGTATCAACGATAATCTCATCCGCCGTAATATTAACTGTCGAGGATGCTGCGGCCACATTCATAACAAGGTTTCTCGCCATCCCGACCACACCCGTCATTAGCGGGATGCTGGTGTTTTTCGCAGTCAGTTGAACGGCGGCAAGAAGGTTGTTTAACAGAGTGCCGGTGTCGCCATTGTCCAGAACATCCTGACCAGAGACATTAGCGACGAACTGCGCTATTACTGATGACATAACGGTAGACTGACGAAGCGCTTTGTTGATTTGGGCTGATGAAGCTTTACCGCTCTGAAAACCTGAAAGTAATGCTGCCAGCGCCTCATAGTCAGCCTGGCTTAAGACATTTGCACCGTTGCCAATGGCAAACGGTTTGAAGTTATTTTGTGCCATTACAGTTTTTTCTCCCATGCGCCTTCATCAAATCCGGCTATGTATTCGTTTTCCAGATCGAACCCAAAAAACTGGTTTCCGACCGATGGAGTGAGTATTGAAGGGGTTTGAATATCACCTGCCCAGACGCCTGCAGCTTTGACCGTCAAATAACCTTGTCGGATAGCAGCAATGAGTTCCAGTGAGACTCTGCTGATGTCGATTTCGGGAAATACCCAGACAGATATCGTCATGTCCTGGTTATCGACGATTTGCATTTTTAGTCCAGAACCGGCCAACGCAGTATTAAGGATGGGGGGCAGTGTGTCGTTCTGGCCATTCCAGTTATTGATAGCAATTTTGGCTTTCAGAATAACGCGGTATACATCGTCACTAAGGCTTGTAAAACCGGCGTCCGGGTCATAGGGTCCCTGCCATACCCCCTGATCCCACCCGAGCCCGTCTGTGTCGAATGAAAAGTAAATACCGGAAATAGGCTGACTTACGATGCGAGACCGGCCAATCCATTCGCCGAGGATATCCAGCTGCTTGCCTACAGCTGTGTCGATATCGAAAGCTGTAAGCAATCCGTTCAGGGCTTTAGATACATCGGTAAATGGACGTGTAGAAAGGTCTACATGGGCAACAAACTTAGGCTTTCCGGCGTGATAGTTGGTAATCAGATCGGTGTACTTACTCATGACGACACCGTAATCGCGATGTTGTCCACTGAGCACGTTACGGCCTCGTTATAGGCAGTGATGATGTTGGTGGCAGTCACGCCACCAGCAGTCCGCCCAATCTGTAGACTGTTGATGTCGTAATACCGGCTCTCACCGCCGCTCATCACACCCAGGTTAGCAGGGGAATACACACGTGAAAGCAGGACATCATCACCAATCGAAAGCGAGTTTATATAAGCCGCTATCGCCGTTTTTATGTCGTTCCCTACCTGAGTTGTGTAGCCCGTGAAAACCTTGAGTGTGATTGCCACGAATACAGGCACCGGCGAAGGTCTGGAAAAATAAATCGTGTGTGGATTTCCCCAAAAGTCCGGTACCAGAACGGATGTGCTACCGAACGTAGAAACCCCCTGTCCTTTTTTTCCGATGATAGTCTGGGCGATTGCGGTGATGTCCCCACCATCGACAATGGCCGCGACCGAATGCGCCGGAAGTCCGTTGGCGTCAGGACTACCCGTATCATTCTCGTAAAGCTTGTGACGTGTCACACCTGCCACGTTTGCTATTGCCCCGTCCAGCGCCGCGAAAGGGGTGAGAGATGGCAGCGCAACGCTCTGAGTCTGACGGATCCGCAGTGCTGAATCCTGCTCTACAGCCGTCCCTACCGTAGCCGCTGACGGGTTAGTAACTGATATCCAGCCGCGCGTCGGCGTGTTTATCTGGTTAATGGTCCCCGGCATCGCAGCCACTGCGCCAGGTGTCGCGCATGTCGCTGTGGCGATCACCTGACCACCTGGCTGTATGGTTACGGATGCTGGCAAATTCCAGATTATGTTATTCGCGTCCCTCACAGAGCCATTGGTGATGGTCTGACCGGCTGTGCCAGCACAAAGCAAATCCGCCACAGAACGCGTCTCACCGTTGCGACTAATACCGTTTATTTTTACGTTACGCGACAGTGCGTCACTCATTGCGGTTGTCGGAGAAAACGAGTTGTAAACCTGAATCGCGGTATTGTTGGCGTCATGAATGGCCAGCGCCACCAGCGCAACCATTTGTCCATCCTTGCTGTCTGGATCGAGATAAGAATCCGCACCATATATCTGCAGAAAATAGCCGGTAATTGAGGACAGGATTGTCTGGTAATCAGGCGAGCTGATCCCCTTGGCGTTTACCGTTGCCGATAAACCCAGCGTGTCTAAATTGAGAGCCATTACGCCTCGCTGTTAACGGTCGTTTTCCCGTAGATGGTGTCGATCGTCGCCGTGAACGTCACCCGGCGCGTTGTGGTGTTGAGGTCAGTGTTGAAGGAGATAATTGATTTAACGCCCTGCGTCTCAAGGATGCGCTGGCGTATAGCAAGGTTGTAGGTTTCAGGCTTCTGCTTTCCGAGCACCGACTGAACCCATGGCGTTCCAGCTGTTGTATCGAGGAACCACTGCCCATACCAGAGCAGGAAACGCGTCTTAATCGCCTGAGCGACCGTTTCGGGCGAGTTTATCAGCCAGGTATCATCACCCTGGCCGAACGTGTAATCCCCGTCATCATCTTCGCGCCGGTATCGCATCAGTTGACCCCGCCTGTATTGTCATTGCCCTGTTGAACACCCTTGTGCGTATGACCATCGCTGATGTCTTTTCCGTTCGAAGAGAGCGTGCCGAAAAACTGGATAGCGCCCGTAATTTTTGCCGCCGTGCCAGATACAATGCTGCCTACCATCCCACCTGTCCACGTTAACAGGCCCGCGATTGTTACTGCCTGACTGAATTTAGCCAGCGGCGTCGTCACATTAAAGCCGCCTGGCGCCACGACGTTCACGGAATTACTGTTAGGATCCAGTTCGATGTAAGCCGCCCCGTCGTCCGTTCGCATCTGCAGGGTTGTTGTGCTTACGCTGCCAATAACGTTTGCCTGCGACTGAGGCCCAACGATGGCAAAAGCATCTGATAAATCATGCTGACGGGGATCGACAGGCTCCTGAACGCCACCGTTCTGCCACCAAAAATCGATGCAGCGATCAGAAAAAATCACCAGGCACTCATCGCCTGCTTTTACCGGAAAAGTGATTGTGCAACCGCCGCCGCGCGGGAAAATCACAGGAACATCCACCAGCACTGGCAACAGTGCCGATTTGAAGTTGCCCAGCGCATCAGCCTCCTGACCTTTCAGCGCTGGCTGTACGCTGCACGTGCACGCAATCGGGTCGAATGATTCAATGATTCCAGGCATGGAGACGCGAAGCACTGAAAAGATGGTGTCAGACAGAACTTTCATTGCCTGCTCTTCGCCACCGGCTAGACACTGAGGGGTTACCGCCATTAGTTTTTCTCCGGGCATAAAAAAACCCGCCGAAGCGGGTCTTTAACTTTTCATAAATTATGATGCTAGAAAATTGGCGTTAGCACCTTGAATTTCACTATTAATTTCTAAAGTTCTATAATATTGAAGCGCAGCAGGATTCATAACATACTCTACCTTCCCATGATTTTCTTCAACACACTTAATGATTTTATCTATGTCTGTTTTGAAGAACTCCTTTCTGTGATTCACTTTGTTTATACGGTCACTTTTAAGGAGGTTATGCAATTTAGCTTCCAATGCAGGAGCATCCTCACAATTTATCATCGCATGCACATCAAATTCAAATGGCACACTTGCACCGCTTAATTCAGTCACGCGATCCAATGGCTCCAAACGCCGTGTCATTCCTATTTTGAATACGTTTTCACCAAATGAACCAACATTAGAAATTATATAAACATGTCCCTGCTTAGTCATTTGGGCCATAGATTTAGCTCTTTCATATTGCTTGTGTACTTCTTCAATCTCTTGCTCAAGTTTTCGACGCGTTTCCTCAAGCTCTAAACGATGGTCTTCGTCAGCAGCAAGTAAGGCTTCCTCAATTGCTTTTCTTCGGGCTTCTAATTCAAGCTCTTTTTCTTCTGCTTCTAATTGCTGCTTCTCAAGCTCTTCGGCTCTCTGGCGTTCCTCGCGCATCTGACGTTTAATTTCGTTCTGTGCTTCGCGTTCGTCCTGAGCCTCTTGAAGGGCCAAAACTTTATCTCTGAACTCCCTTTCAACTTGATCCCAGTCAGAATTATCTACCAGTTCAAAATAGTCATATTTTACTATTAAACTCTGGTATATCATGCTTTCCTTTCTTATTTCTTCTAGCTTTCTTTCAAAGTTTTTTAACGTCACAGAACTGAGCAAGGTTCTTCTTTTGTATCTATAGGTATCATCCAATACTTTTTGTATTTCTTGCTGGGCATTATCATGCTGTTCTTTATAAATCCTTTCAAAATCGAAAGCAAAATCAACGGCCTTATTGAAGATTGATTTACTACGATTTTTATGAAATTCAATAACCTTATTTAACTCATTTAGAAGCTTGCCATGCTCAGCTTCGCGCAAAATATCTCTATTCTTATATTTCTCAACTGTATTGTTTTTTTCTAAAATCGCAGCATTGATAGCTATTTCTTTTTCATTTATTTCAGAATCAATCAAACTCTTTGTTTCAAACTCAAGTTTGTTTAACTTTTCATCGTGCCTTTTTTTCAGAAATTTATACGTAATAAACCAAGCGCATACTGCTCCAGCGCCAAATATTCCAAGTATGATATACAAACCATTCATAATAAAACCCCAGAAATAACTATTTTTAGTGTGGGGAAATATTACACTTAATTCTCTTGACTATCCAACAAATGTTAAGCTGCGTTTAACAATGTTTCCTTACTTCACTAAGGCAATTCAATTACTTAACCTTAATACAATCATAAGTCCCAAATATACGTGGCTGGTCAATGTTGCTGCGGATCGCTTCGACGTTCAGGATGGCTTTGCCGTTACGTTTGATGTAGTCCATGCCGTACCAGCCGGGCGCGTCGCCGCGCTGGACCATCCATTGATATTGGATGTTTGAATAGTCTTCTTTGTTACCTAAGAACGTAACCTTTTGGCTTTCTGGCCTGACGTTATTTATGTGCGCAAAACCATCATCACTCGATGAAATGGTGAAAGGCCCGCATTGCATCAAAGGCTTAGCCTCAGCGTTTGCATAAGATGTAACCATGAGGACAGCAAGAATCAGGCCTCTGAATTTCTTCACGTTGAAATACCCTTAGCGATAGAGCTCGAAGTTTGCAAATCAGCCGCGCCGCGTGCAAAGCACATCAAATCCATGTACCACGGCTGGCCTCTGGTATCACCAGTATAATCGATAGCCTTAACGATATACACGCCATCAGCCGCAATACTTGCGGGTTGTTGCAGTGTTCCGTTCACCGACAGATTGCCGTTCATGTTCACTTCATCGGCACGGCTGGGCAGTGCTTTAACCTCGTCCGCCGACAGACTCGCCCGGTAAACCGACGCCTGATCAATTTCCACCAGCCCGTTTAGCCGGATATTTGGATTGATGAGAGAGCGAGCGTTGACGCCAGCGCCCATGGTCTGCTGCGGCATCCCGATCAGGCCCGTATCGCTGTTTAAAACAATCGCTTCATGAATGTATTTATTGGCAGGCACCATCTGTGCCTGTCCGTCAACCAGCTGCCAGGTAGCGCCACTTTGAGCGGCCACGTTGTCCATGACATCACGTGTGGACTGATAAATTACACGCCCGCGTGGGAATACGGTTGGCGGCATATCGCCGGTAATCCCCTGACTGACGCCGAACGGACTAAAGCTGTCCATGGCAGCAGCATGCACATCCGCGACCGTATAACCGGCTGCGAGGGTTTTAGAGACCGTGGCATTCATAAACGCCTGATGACCGTCAATGGCCTGAATCAGCACCCACGTATCTGTCGGGTTGTCGCGGCCGGTAATTGTAAAGCGGATGTCGCCACTGAAAATTTCGCCGAAGTTGGTGCCTCCCGTCTGGCCGACCTGGTCGGCTGATAACTGGGTAACATTGCCCACCTGGCTGGCATCAACCGCCTGCGCCATACCGTCATAGCCTGCGATGATTTTTATCTTTGCAAACTCCTTGCCCAGTATGCGCGAACTGGTGTCTTTAGACAGGTTGTAGATCCTCACCATTGCCACGCGCGGCCAGCGCGTATCTGTCCAGGTGATATTGAATACCACCTTAAAATCGCTGAGGCTGATGCCCTGCCCGTTTTCAGACAAGATCTGCAACTCGAAATGACGCATCCAGTTTTGAGACATGATTACTCCGTGACGACCAGTAAATGGCTTTTTATGCCCATGTCGGTTTTGGTTGGATAGTCCTGGCCCGGGTCATCACAGACCAAAACCAGGCCAAAGCCGAGATTAAGATAAGCGTACTGCGAAAGAAGGTTGGCCCCTGTCACCAGCGGAATATCTGAAACAACTGCCGCGCCGCTGGCGTCCATCAAATCGACAACCCACCCAGCGTTGTCGCGCCATAGAGAGCGGATTTGATAGCTCACCCCATTAATATCGGTGCTGAACTGCTGATTATCCGGTGAGAGCGGAATTTCGTTAGCCTGCATTGCTCCCCCTAAAAGAGACCGGCTATAGAAGAAAGAAGCGACTGATTAACCGGCTTCGAAGATTTCACACCAGAGTTCTGGACAGCGGACGTGCTAACGCCCTGACTCATATCAGCTTTGTCCGCCACTGAAATGGTTTTAGTGGACGTGATCAACACCTCGCGCAACGTCAGCGTCGCTGATAAGACGTTTTCGGTCTGTTTATCAGTGATGACCTCCAGCACCTTGATCAGCATGTTGTTATAAATGCGCTTGCCCGTTGTGACGCTGAACGGCACCCGGCTGCGCTGCAATGTCAGCAACTCGGCGTAAACCTCTTTGGGACTCAGGCCAATACTGAGGCCAATGGGCGACAGGTTGACCAAATCCAGCAGAGAACCGCCCCCGGCAAACCCCACCTCCATGACAACCTCAGAAGGCCGGCGAAAAGCATGATCGGCTACCGGGGCTTTATCCTCGACGGGGTGTTCCGTAATTTCCAGCGTGTCACTGTGCTTTTCACTGACTACCACGTCGGGGATCATCATCCCTATTTTGCGACTCTGCAGAGAAAACAGCGTTGATAAAATATCCATTAACGCGGCCCCGTTGATAATGTCTGGCTTAAACGAGAATTGACGGACGTCTGCTGATCAGCAACGGCTTTACCTGCCAGCGCCGGATCGGTCACACCATGAATATAAATGTTTGTTTCCTGGCTGACCTGGGCGCCACCAGACGGCATATTGCTCATCACACGTGGGATATAGTTTCGGGTTTCTTCGGGCAGCAGCGCCATACCATGCTTCTGCACGTTACCAATACCCCAGTTATACGACGCCAGCGCTTTGCTGAGGTCGCCGCCGTTGGATTTGAGCAACTGCGAAAGGTATTTAGCCGCGGCCTGAGCGGATTTCATAGGGTCAAAGGATTCTCCGTTGCGAAGCCCTAAATCCCTGGCGGTACCGGGCATCAACTGGAAAAGCCCCTCAGCACCCGCACCAGACATCGCCATAGGGTCACCAGACGATTCCGCGATTGCCACGCTGCGCAGCAAACCTTCGGGCAGTCGGTATAGCTGTTCCAGGCGCTGTAAGGCCGGCTGCATCCAGCCAAGCAAAGCCGCGCCCGCCTTTGTCGGCTGCGGTCGCTTTACGGTCCCGTAGGCGTCATAAGCGTTCGTCGCACCATTGGTACCGGAAATTCCGGCCCACCAGGAATAAGCCTGATTCAGAAGGCCGTCAGCCTGCCCAAGCAGACCGCCAGTGCTACCCTGATTCTGGTTCATTCGGTCAACGAGATATTGCCCGACGCTTTTACCCTGACTTTTTGCTTCTTCCTGCGTTTTCCCTATTTTGTCCCAGGCACTGACTGCCGCAATGGCTGCAAGTAAGGGTGAAAATCCTTTGCTGACTCGGGCAATTCCGGTGAGCATCCGCAAAGCCCAGCTACCGGCAACAAACACCGCCAGCACCTCGAATGCATTTTGCAGGCCACCCACGCCGCCCGTCATATCCAGCAAGGTCTCTTTTATCCACTTCATCGCTGAAATGGCTTTATTAATCGATGGTTCCCACTGGCTCCAGTCAATCAGGCTTTTACCGCCCTCTTTCCATGTCCGGTAATCGTCATAAAGCAGCGCAAGCGTACCGATCAGCATGGTCACCATACCGATCGGTGACCTCATGAAAGCGCTGTTAAGGATCCGCCAGGCGATGAACAATCCACCCAGCGTGGCTATTAACCCCTGTGTTGCTCTGTCAAGCGAGCCCCACCACTCTTTGATGTCGCCAGCAGCCTGAATGAGCCTGAAAACAACACGTCCTATCACGTCAGCCAGCCACAGTATGCCTTTAACGCCGCTGGTGATGGCCTGCTCTATTTTGGGGAAGTTATCGATGACCTGTTTGCGCAGATTATCAATGGAACCCGCCAGGCCTTCACTGAGGCTGGAACCGATTTTATCGCGCGCCATCGATGCCATCTGACCGAACGAACGCAGTGACGTCATGAAGCGGTTAGAACTGACAGCAGCCTGATCCGCATTGAAGCCGATCGCCTTCGCCATCTGTGCATACTGCGCACTGAACTGGCCCACGCCACGGCGCATAGCCAGCAACGTATTTTCATCAATGCCCAGCATCTGGGCATACTGGTTCGCCCGGTAATAAGGCATGTTGCGTAGCTTGTCGCCCACGCCCGTGAAAATGCTGGCCATATCGCGCATATTGCCGCTGGCGTCGCGGGTCTGCACGCCGAGACGATTGAGAAACCCCTCAGCGCCAGGGCTGTTACGCATGAAGCGCGCCAGGCTCTCCAGCGATGACCGGGCACCCTCTGCGGTACCGCCCAGCTGTGAAACGGCATAGCCAATCTGCTGTATACCGGCGACCGTTGCGCCTGTGCGTTGCGAGGACCAGTAAAGCTGATCGAGGCCGCTGGCAATCTTCGCTGTATAGGCGAGAATTGAGAGCGCAGCCCCTTCTACGGCCGCGCCCATTTTTACAACCTGCAGCGTGGTACCGGCCACAACGGCATTAAATTTACGTGAACCTGCCTCATCGACCTGAAAGCCCAGGCTGACCAGGAAATCCTTAATGGTTTCGGCATTCATTGGTTTTGTTGCTCCCAGCGGCGGATCCGCGCGTTGTTATCGGCTTTTAAATCCAGCCAGTCATTCATGCGGGCAATGTCGGCCAGATCTAAAGCGCCGTTTTTCAGGTCCGAATAACTGATGTACCCGGCATCAACCGGGCGCATCAGGTAATCTTCACCATCCGGAAGCGTGTCGAGCATCAGGCCGCTGGCGGGGGCGGCGTCTCTTTGTCGGGGAGTGCGGGCAAAAAATTTCCCAGGCTGTCGCCCACCACGCGACCAACCATCTGCAGCATGCTCAGCAAATCGATGTCGTCGAACATCAGTTCATTCTGGCGCGCAACCGGCACCCATGATGATTTGTCCTGACGACGGGAGACGACTGCCAGACAGGGAAAAATAATCGCGTTGGTGTCTTCTTCGCTGAGTGCTGCCAGTTGGTCGGCTACTTTGGGCAAGACTTTTTCAAAAATCGCGCTGTAAGACTCAGGATCGGCATCGGTACCGCCCTTCTTTGGAACCATGTCGCGAATGCTGCCATATTCAGCCAGGAGCCCAGCCAGCACAGGAAGCAGTTTGCGCGACACTTTAAGCTGATCGAAAACGCTGAGTTTCGAGGTGCGATAGTCGATGCCTTTGATCTGAAATTCCATCTGTTAATACTCCCCGAGCAGTTCATCAATTTTGATGCAATCAAATACCCAGGCGACAATGCCCGCTACTTTCGGATTGCTGAAATCTGGCTGTTTCTGGAACGCGCATCCGCGTGCAGTCACCAGGTCACCCGATGCTGTGTTACGTACCACGATAACGTTGTTGCCCCAGAGCGTTGAGGAAAGGCTTTGGGCGTTGTACATGATTGACAGCTTTTTATTAAGCGGGGATGTTTTAAGCAGGTTAACTGTGACGGTACCGGCTTTGCCTGCATGCAGGCTGTGCATGCCTTCACCGTCCGCACCTGTTGTCATGGTGTTTTTTGCCTCTGACATGGCGACTACAATCCCCTCATCGGAGTTCGCAGAGCCATAACCCAGGTCAAGCGCGCCGGATGGCCCGGTAAGGGACGCTGTGACGTCCATAAATGAATAAGTAGGCATCAGTTTCCCCTTAGCGCACTACGTTGATCATGACGTCGCCATAATGAATGGCACCGGCCAGCTTACAGGCCACCTGAACAGGCGGCGCTTTTCGCTTCTGACGGTCTGCCTGTGCCTGCTGGGCCATCGGCTGAATGTAGGCGTAATAACCTTTAGTCAGCGTATCGCCGGACGACAGTTCGCCCAGCGGGCCACCTGTCCAGACGCCGGGCGCAATCAGGCCATTGGTTACCGCCTGGTCCATTGAATCCTCCACGTTTGCTAGCAGGCGCGTACCACCAGCGTCGGTCTGTGGGATTTTGGTCAGGGATGTGTAGAGCAGGTTGAAATAGTTGGTCTGAACATAGTTCTGCAGCCAGTCCAGGCCGTGGCGCTCATCGAAGAAATCGCCGTTTGCCATAACACCCTGCTGCAGGATTGCGGTGTCGTTGGCGTAATAAACATAAACGTTGCCGTTAATGGCATCGATGGCGGCGGCTTGCGGGCTGGTCAGCAGCTCGTAAGTGATGCCTGGCTCCTGTTTGAATTTCAGCGTGATGGCGGTATTGAAGCCGTTAAAATTAACGGTAAAGCCACGACCAAACGCAGAAATCGCCGCGTATTTGCTGGTGGAACTGTACTGCCAGAACGTGCGGCCAAAGCTGCCCGCTTTCAGTTTGTAGCCGATATTGGACGTATCGCCCGTATTAAGCACTTTCGGATCGGACGTGGATACCGCCAGGATGCGGCTGACGCTGGCACCCTGAACCGCTGCCGCCACAGACAGTAAATCAGCATCCTGCAGGTTCGCGCTGTCAGCAATTGCCAGGCCATACCAGTTATTAAACTGCAGCGCTGCGTTTACGGCCTGCAGCATGGTTTCGGCCGGTCCCGCCTCGGAAGATTTGAGCGTTTTTGCCCAGCGACCGATGTAAACCTGCGTTGGTGCGGGCGACTGTGAGAAATAAACCAGCGCCGCCTGATACTCCGGGCTGTCGGTGCCGAAATCGCTACCGATATCGGAGGATGAGGTGTAAAGGCGGATTCGCTCGGACACAGGGATAACCGTTGATGTGCCGAGAATGAGCAGCGATCCAAAGTTGCGCCCCGTTGCCGCCGTTGGCGACAGCAGCACATCAACGTTGACCACGTTGGATACAGGTAATCCCTGTGACATAGGTTACTCTCCGAAGATTGAAATTTGTCCGTCGATGAGGCTTTTAACCCCATAATCGCGGATCACTTTACGGCGCATGCGCACAGTGACGTCGTAGCGACGTACCCACTGCTTGTTTATGAGTTCGGGGAATGACGAAACGGGACTGGCATCAAAAAATGACAACCCGATGCTGTTTAGCTCTGCGTTGTTCTGGGGGATCTGCATGCCATCGCGAAACAGCGTGGCAATTTGCTGGCTCGACGGACCATAAAAAGAGGCCATGCATTCGACAATTTCATGGCGCCACATCTGTGCATCGTCATCCGACTGCTGCACAAACGCCGGGGAATCATCCCCTGTAAAACCGGTGATCCCGAATCCGCACCAGTTAACCTCCTGCGCAGGCATTGCCGCCTGAACAGGAGTCCAGCGTGGTCGCACCATCCCGTCAGGAAGGCTACAAAGCGCTTTAACCCATCGGCTGAGCAGACGTTCAAGCGTTTCATCGTAAGCCTGTGGCGCGCTGACAGGCGTCAGATACCCCGCCTGCGTGCTGTCATTGCTCATTTGCGCCACCGTCAAACGGCTGTAGCTCACAGTGAGCCTGAACAAAACCGGCACCATAGCGCGGATATGGATCCACGAAGGTGACACGGTAATCCGCGCCAGCGTATTCAACGATATCCGCATCCAGCGCAGTTTTACCGCTGATTAACCGGGTCGGGGTGATGACAAGAATTGCACCGGCGATAACCTGGCCGGCTTCCATACGCCGGGCCTCCAGGGAGCGGTCAACCGTCACTACGCCAGCAAACTGCTGTCGTGTGACCTCATTTGACGCCATCCCGTCCGCATCTACCGTCTGGGCGTTACGGCGGTACCATAATTCTGTGTCGCAAAATTCAGGCGACATCAGCACATCGGAAACATCAAGAGTTGGCATTTTTAGCCCTCACGACTGAGGTAATGGCGCGCCGGTACTGGCCAGTATCAATAAGCGGTCGAGCATTGGCATTATCCGGCGCAGCCCCGGCTGCACGGCGTTCCAGTTCGAGCGCTGCACCTTTACGCCCGCGACTCGCCCGGGCGGCAAGCGTGGATTCCGCCAGCGGCGTGAAGTTGGTGATTGTGATGTAGCGCTTTACACCGTTTGCAGCTAAAACCCCGGCACGGTTCAGGGCCAGATCAGCAGCCGCTGCGTTACCGCTGAGCGCAGCCTGTGCCGCTGCGCGCAGCTCCGGAATAGTCTGGTCCTGAATTGAGCGCACGCCCGGCACAAGATGAGGGCGCGCCGGTATGTTTTGCTTAGGCGAACCGTTTTCGTTGATGTAGCCGATCCCGGCATTGCCGAAAGGCACATCATCACGCTCGCTTTTTTCTTCCGGAATGCCCACCAGCACATCTTTATCTGCAATGGACTTAAGCGCGGCAAGAATAGCAGCAGCGTTATCGCTGCGAATGGTGAGCCCCGATTTCATAGCTGACGACCTCCGGCCCCGAACATGATGATCAGTTGCCAGAACTCAGCGCCATAGCGCGTATTGTTCCAGAATCCCGCCTCAGGATTCAGCGTAGAGCCGGTGTCATAGCTCACGCTGACCTTATCGACCGATTTCGACGCCTGCACGCCGTTGGTTGATCCTCCCGCGCCGCCCACCATTGCCGCCTTAGAGTCAGCCAGCCAGAGCGTCATGTAATGAGCAACAAAAAGGCCCGCCAGGTAAGGAAACATCTGTTTACCCGTGGTGTTTTCACTCAACATGATGTCGGCAAGGTTCAGGCGAAAAGTGATAGGAATGTCGGGAAACTTGGCCGGATCGGCGAACTGAGGAAAAGCGACGCGAAACTGTTCTACCGTGGGTAGCGTTTCATTCTTCGCCATATTATTTTTCCTTAGCGGCTTTCAGTGTTTCCAGCTCTTTCGTCAGAACTTCCAGCGCTTTATCTTTCGTTGCAATCTGCTCATTGAGTTCGCCGATGTTTTTTACCTTATCTTCCAACTGTGATTTCAGGCTGTCGATCTCCGCCTGAAGTTCAGTGTCACCGCCAGATTCAACGCCCCCGGTCTGGTCTGAATGAGCCACTACAAACCAGTGTTTGGCAATATCCGGATCCACCTTGTGGCGCCCTTTCAAAAAAGCGATTTCGCCTTTGGCAGTGTTCAGGGTAAAGGGCGTATGTACCAGAATTTCTACTTTTTCTTTAGCCATGATCGGCTCCTGTAAAGCCCCTTTCGGGGCTCATTGAGTGGGGATCAGATGCCGTCCATATAGGCAAGTGTTTTGCGGTAAACCGGCTCAACAGCACCGAGTTTTCCGTAATAGGTGGTGATCTGGTACAGGCCACGATACTGAATTGGAATGCTGCGCAATGGCACCATCGGGAAACGAACATATTTCTTGTCGTTGGTGTAAGCCACCATGCGATCAGTTCCACCGACGCCACGACCTTTCAACCATTTCACCGCGCGGATGTTCAGCGGCACACCATTTTGGTGATAGGCGATTGTGTTCGTTGTCAGGTAAGTGAGTAATGACTGATTACCCGCAGACGATACGATGATTGTTGAAAGGTAGGCATATTGCTCTGGTGGCAAAAGCAGGTCGGTTGGTACTACCGAGTAACCCGAATTACGCCAGGCGTTGGTCAAAAGCGTGTTGATTGAATCACGGATTTTGTCCGGTGAAGAAGTTGACGCGTTCCATGGTTCAACAGCATTGCTGACACTCACGCCATTCAGGTTAGCCAGGCCTTTCACATTCAGGCTCTGGTCACCGATGTAGACCTGTTCATCAGCATCCATGTTCCATTTCAGCTGCATGCCTTCATATTTCTGGGTATCAATTGGACGCCCAACCTGTTCAGCTGCCTGAAGCTCAATAACGGTCCAGCCAAGTTCCATACCCCACAAAGAAAGCGGGTTGCCTTCTTTATTGATATCAACGTTGACGCCAGCGATCGCAGTGGAATCTTTGCCTACCCAGTTTTTCCCGTTAGGGTTTGCGCCGGTACCAGCTGCCCCGAAACTGGTATTCGTCCAGCTCGAGATATCATCAGCAATAGACACGTCTTCACGCAATTGAATGTCACGGGTCCAGGTGTAACCAACCAGCGGGAGATTAAGAGTCTGATCAAGACGCTCAAGCTCACCAACCAGAAAGACACCCGTACCATCAATGGTGCGTTGGTCAAAAGTCTGCATTTTCGTTCCTTAAATCTTGTAGGAAATTTCAGCGTTGCCATCGGCATCGCCCGCACCAGTAAACTGCGCGTTAGGCAGTGCTACCGTCTTGCCGTTGATAGATGTGGCTGAGAAACCACCCAGCGGCACGTTGATTGATGAGTCCAGGCTGACTACCACGTAAACCGTTCCACCTTTGGTGATGGACGTGGCATCTGCGCCGACATTCACGATCATATAGCCGCGCTTGAGCGCATCGCCGGGAAAGTTTTTATCTGCGCCAACCTGGCGAACCATGTCAGGCGTAGACGTTGTGGGGTACGGACGGACATAAATGCCCTGAAACACAGTGGCCGTATCGCCGTCACTGAGTGGAACAAACAGCCCGTTGACGAACTTGCCCACCAGCCCATAAGCGGTGAAAGGATTGGCCGAATTCAAAATTACAGGCTCGACCGTTAAGTCCTGCGGACGTGAGATTGAACCGGCAATGCCAACGGGCATCCGGTACAGGTAAGACGTATCCATTGGGTTTCCTTAGCGCTTAGACCAGAATGCCTGGTTGATTTTGTTCAAATCAGCAGGAGAAGTAGACGCCTGCTGGCGTGAGTGGTCCGCAGTTCGTGAGGACTGGGTGTTGCGATTTTTCGCCAGCTCTGAAACGGCGTTGAATGCCATTTCTACATGTGCTTTTGGTAGCTGTTTAATTGCGGCATCACCCACAATCTGGCGCACCAGGCCCTGATCGGCTGAGGCCAGCACATGACGTTTAAACGCCGTGGGCTTCATTGATTGAGTGAGGTCGATACCGGGCATGATGAGCTCTGCACGATAAGCAGAGTCGCCCGTGGCGGTCACTGGCTTCTCTTTATCTTCATCGTCAGAGTCGCCAAATTTTTTCTTAGCATCGTCATCATCGCTGCTGTCGGTGGTTTTACCCTCCAGCTTATCGAGACGCGCAATCAACGCAGCTGCCCACGCAGGCACCTGTTCTTCATTGTCACCAGTACGCAACCCGCCCATTTCCGGATCTTTGTCCGGTAGCGGCTTCTGAGGGCTGGTGAAGATGTTGAGATTAACGCCCTGCGGTAAATCGCCACCTTCATCGCCCGTCATGTTCGACGGCGGCGACTCCAGAAGCTCATTCATGGTGTCTGCATCGCCTGTTTTCACAGCGCGTTTTAAGCGAGTGAACCAGTTTTGTTTAGTTGCCATCGTGTTTCTGTCTCCAATTGCGCAACGTGATCCGGCCCTGCCATTTGGGACGAGAGCCACATGGTTTCCGGTGATTTGGTACTGTTTTGCCTTGCCGATGGCGGTTTGCTGATACTCGGCGTCGTAACCGCACGAAACTTCGCGCAGCCCGTTTTCGATGTAGTCGATCGCCTCTTCATCCTTGATGATGAGGTCTGCAATCATCAGGTCTGACTGTGAGCCGGTACCACGGCGCACGTTTTGAAGGTGTCCAACGGCTAATTCCCGCCAGTTCTCCGGATCGACAAATTTGATATTCCCTTCTTCATCCTCGGGGTGAAGGATGGTGACAGTCATACCCTCAAAGGATGCGAGCGTTTCCGGGCTGAAAACCTCATCAGCGGTACGCTCGACAACAATTTCCCCGTCTGAATCCGGCTCAAGCTTTGGCAGGTCCAGCGCGCTGTAAAGCTGTGAACCTGTGCGGCCAATCGGGACGTCTTTACACAACAACGAACCGTCAGCCAGCCGGTAACGGGTTTCACCCAGGCGGGTATTAAAGAGATATTTCATCGGTTACCTGCAGGCGTAAAAAAAGCTGCCTAAGCAGCTCGTTTGATTTTGATAGCGGCAACCCTGACTGGTTTGCCATCAACCGTTATGACGCGGCGGATCCTGTCGCCCGTTGGCAGGCTGACGACATTTGCATGAGGAAGAACAACCTCACAGTAACAACGACAGTTAGGCAGCGCGCCAGCATGGCCAGTTAAGCCGTCCAGTGTTGGCGGCTTATCCCAGCTGACAAACTTGCCCTCCATCTCCGCATGCGAGTGACGCACATCACCATCTTCGGCGGTGCGCCAGATGTAGCCGGTAGAGCCCAGAGCAAGAGAGCGGGCCTGTGTCAGCGCAGTGGATGCACGGCCAATCTCGGTACGCGCAATCAGTCGCGCGCGCAACGCTGCTACATCTCCAGATGCTGCTATTTCCTTCGCAAAGGGCTCAGCACGCCCACCAGCTACGACCGCCTCTATCGCCTTATTCTGGATGTCATAGATGCGGTCTGCTGCTTCAAGGGGTAGCGATTTGATGTACTTAACCTGCTCGGCGACGATGCTTTGCATCACCTGGCCGATCGGCGTGTTCTGGACAATATGGCGCAACTCAGCGCTTATGTACTGGCTGTGTTGACGCCACTCCTTATCGTTCTGGCGGGCAACCTCCAGCGCAAAGTCTTTTGCTACGCGATTCGCCCAGCCGTCGATGATATCGCTGTATTTTTCCAGCGCATCGATGATTTCCAGAACACTGTCATTTGAACCATCGTAGCGGCCATTTACTATGTCGCCCACGGCTCGCGCTATCTTGCGTAGGCTCGTTTGATACCGGGTCTCCGCCGCCTTTGAGCGGTTTCGTGTCGTCAATCTCTCCGATGCCTGGCGGGTCTTCTTCTTCGGCATCAGCAATATCCTCGTCGGTAATTGATGCACCAATGCCGGTGACATCAGATGCTTCGCGCAGGTCGGTCATTGCCGCCTTTCTGGTCATCAGGCCATCGTTGAATGCGGTGCTGATGGCATTCACGGTATTTACCGCCACCGTCGAGCGGTCAACGTCCGACATCTGCCAGAGCGGGTTAAACTCAAACGTGAAGTCATCAGGCAACGGCTTGCCCAGCTCAGAGCGATACATCACGTCGAACAGCTTGCGCAGTGGCTGACGCAACCGGCGTTCCTGCTGAGTACCGATGGTGTCGTAATAGTTCGACAGGTCAGCATCGCCGGTAGAGAAACCTTTTGGCGACTGACCAAAGAGGCGCACCAGCGGGATCCCCGTCGCGCCGCTTATCTGCTCAGCGAACTGGCTGATCACGTCGTCGAGGCCAGCAAACGAATACTGGTGAGTCTCGAAGGTATCGGCACCATCGAGCAATGTCATTCCCTCATTGCTTTGATAAAGACGTACCAGATCCATATTTTTCAGCAACGCCTCATAGGCCGGTCCGCCCATGGCAATGAGCTCTCTCAGCTTATGAATCTTCATTGTGCGCAGGTGGGCTTTGTAGACCAGCTGTGCAGCGCCCATCGTCGCACTGTCAAACGCGGTGAGGCGGTCCCAGATACGTTCAATGATGGACATACCCCACTCGTTTTCGGTCTGGGCCTGTTGGTAAGGCAGCGTTACCCCATCGAAGCGGATCAGGCGGCTGTGATGAATGCTCCAGGCGGGTATGCCCGTTGCTGTGGTCACCACGTCATATCGTTCCGGCTTACCGAGGTTCGGCCCCATGTCCTTGATACGGCGCTGCAGGTTAGGGTTAATCATCCAGCGGTCGAGCGGCAGAATCCCTTTGAACTTGCCCTCGCCAATAGTCTCCAGCCGCAGAGGCGTAAACGGAGCCTGGCCCTCTATCATGATGAAACCGACCGCACCGCCATAGAGGCGCGACCATTTGATCGTGTCGTTGAGGCGGTCCCACAGTTCCAGCTCATCAAAGAGTGACTCGATTACGCCGCGGTCTTTCGGGTCAATCTCTGAGGTGATACGAATACCCTTGCGGGTCATGTCGTCAGCCACTGCATCCACAGCAGAGCCAATGATGGCCGATGAGCGGTAAGCCCATTCAATCTGTAGCCGGTTGCGGCTGGTAAAGTTTGCGCGGTATGACGATGCAGCATGCTGGTTCTGCTGCTGCATGCCAACGCGGGCCATGAAATTATCGTAACTGTCCGCTGTAGCCTGGGGAGTACGCGCGGCGCTGCTGTTTTGTTTACGTGCCATCGTTTCCTCGTTACAGGCGCATCCAGATGTCCAGATCGCTGTTCATTGGCGCATAGTTGATCATCGCTGAGTCAGCCAGGTTAGGCGATTTGGTACCGTCAGGCTGTTTGTCCACGACGATTTTTCCCACGCCGTTTATTGAGTAGGTCGGCTGAGATAATTCGATTACCAGTTTGTCTTTGTTCGGCATGGCGCTACTGATCGATATGATTTCATCGGGGTTGTAGGCCATCCCCTCTTTAACGGCGCGGTATGTGTTCTGAAAGAGTTTGCGCAGATACCACCAGCTCTGGGCTTTGGCGTTGGCAAAGAAATCCTTATTCAGTCTGGCCTGTTGGCCGTTGTCGCCGCGCACCGCCTCATCATCCGGATCGAACACGCCACCGCTACCACGAAACGGCGTGGCCAGTATCATCGGCCGGCGAGCCACTTTGCGCAGTTCGTTGATGGCACGCGCATCACCGCGCACGCCCGCGCCTAAACCGTCCTCGTCAAACCGGAACTCCTCGAGCCGGTCCTCTTCGCAGTAGCCAAAGACTTTCTCTACCGATCCGTAAATGTCGCTGCCTACGCCCGACCACTCACGAATGTTCTCTAACAGGAAGCCATGGCGCGAAGAAAAGGCGTTTTTATCCCGGCCCTCGTCGGCCACATCCATGGCGCCCAGGCGCTTGCCTGTGGGCTGGATGCCCAGATGGATATGCGCATCGATAGCAGCCTGCACCCATTCGCTCGGGATCAGCACGCCTTCAGCCGATGCGGCATAGTTGAGGTCCAATTCCTGAGCAACGACAACCGGGTTATCAATCTTCTCGCACTCCTTGCGGTACCACTCGTCATCTTTGCGCGGGTCGCTGCGCCAGTGAAAGGTGAATACCGGAATGCGCCCGCCGTGACGCTTTTGCGCGAACGGGTTCGCCATGCCGTTAACCGATGAGAGGTCGATACGGCAACGCGTGGTTTGTGACAGAGAGGCTTCAATCAGCATGGGACGCATCAGGAACGCGGCCTCATCCACGAAGTAAAGCGTGGTACGGTCACCACGACCGATGTTGTCGCCCGCCTCGCCCTTGAGCACTGCGCCGGTAGTCGGGAACTCGACACGCATGTAGGGCGCATGCTTCTTCGCGCTCCAGTCGCCGCGAAACTCAACGGGCAGCATTTCGACGAACTTACGCGCCTTCCAGAAAAGCGCCTTGGGGTCGCCGGTACTGTCCACGTATTCCTCTTTGCGCGAACCGAAGCCGATCACCATTTCTTTATTGAAGAGGCACATCGAGCAGGCCAGGCCGATTGAGGTCCAGCTCAGGCCCATTTCGCGGCTTTTCTCGGTGATACCGTTTTCGTGTTTGCCGCGGCGGTCCATAATCCAGTGAATCCACTCTTCCTGTTTGGGAAACAGCAGGAACGGGATGGACACGGGCAGGCCGTAATCAAGATTTCGCGGGTCTGTCGTAATGCCCCAGTCGATAATGAACTGGGCAGGATTATCGCGGTAGAACGCTTTTAGCGCTGGCAGCACTTCGGGATTAGCGCGGATGCGTTGTAGCCTTTCCATCCGCCATTCGAACACCTGCGTATAGTCAGGGTTCTTGAAATCGAACGGGAATGGGATAGGCATCAAATTGTTCCAGATTGAACGCTATTTAACATAAGGGATGTTACCCGCCCTGGCGAAACAGCACTCACGCGAATTTTTCTGCCAAAGGCGTATTTCATGATGAATTCATTAGGGAAAAGCTGAAAACGGACTGCATAAACGATGCATAAAAGCGCCTCGAAAATGCATAGCCCGAAAAGGTAATGAAACTGCTATTTCCAGCAGTTATCCCATCATTTTTTTATACAGCTCCGCAGCCTCGTCAGAGGTAAGAGAAACGCTCTCGGTTTTGATAGGTCCACCATTCGCCCCGGTGCTTTCCACCTTCAGCTTGTTGGTATAGGCGTCGCCAACCTCTTTCGCCGCCTGCTCAATCAGCTGGGCCGTAAGCGCAAAGTTCTTCATGGTTTCGGTGCGCGTCGCCATGCGGTCAAGCGTCCGAAGGCGGTATGCTTTATTGGCGATCGGGATGTCAGCTATTTGCGTCTGAAACCTGTTGCGCGTGTCGTTGAACATGTCCACCCATTTCTTTGCCAGCTTCTTGCCGCTGGCCTTCGTGGGGTCGTGTTGCTCAACCTGCTGGCGGTTGATCTTCACGCCAAATTCTTTCAGGACGGACTCGGCCACCTGCGATGGCGTATCAAAGCAAGCAACGGATTGAACTATAAAGGCTTTAATCTCCGGTTTAAGCGCCGCCATAGTTTACCATCCGTCCTGCTCTGTCCTGGTTTATGCGAGCCTCAGCATGCACGTGCCGCACGCTCTGGCTATGTCTATGTTTGCCACCTCTGCTGGTTGGCTGGCAGCGTCGATCAGCTGCTTAACTTCTTCGCTGGCGCCGTAGCGCCGAACAACGCCCGTGAACTCTTCGACGTCATGCCCACGCATGCAAAGCTTGGGCTGTCCATCGCGCGTAAACTCTGGCGCGCCAAATTCGTCTGTTTTTTGCGCAATGTGATAAAGCTCATGCTCTACCAGCGCGCAGAACTCCAGATCACTACAGTTCATGCAGAAATCAGCAGCCAGGGTAATAATGAAATCAGGCTTTCGGCCAAACCATTCATACAACTGCTGTTCCATGCGGGCTTTTTGCCAGCCGCCCGCACGCATCATCACTTCTTCGGCCTGTCCTAATACCGTGCGGCCCTTTTTAGTGAAAGCTGATGCCGCCCATAAAAAGCCAATGTCAGCTTCGGCAAGGTGAGCGTGGTCTGGGTTATAAAGACGCCCTTCTGGGCTGACTATCTGATCCTGAACCCAATAGCCAATTTCATTTGCAGGAGTGAGAGATATGTAAGACTTGAACTCTTCCACTAACTCACCGGGTGGCATTGGTCGGCCATTCATTTAAACCTCATGAATTTCAATATACTCGACGGGCTTTAACAATATCGGGCGCTCTAGTAAGAACACCCTGGATTGCTTAGGCCAGCTTTTTCGCCAGAGCCACAACATCGTCGAAAACAGCTTCAACGTCATGGCCTGCCACTTTCAGCAGTTCTTTCACTTTGGCCAGTACCGCATCTGTATTATCGGTCGATACAGTTACAGGGGCTGGAACGACTGTTGATGAGCCGTTATCTTCAATCACATCATCTGGCATCTTTATTTCCTCGCTATTGGTTTGCTCCCCGTTGGAACGAAACAGGGCATCGTTTAAATCTTTTTTGGCGCTTCACTCTGCGCCTCCTGCGGCTGAGCGATGGCCTGCTCATCAAGTTTGTTTTTCAGTTCGTCAATCTGAGCCTGAAAACGCTTCTCTACATCCTGCCAGCCGTCACGAATGGCTGTTGATTCCGCCTCAGCTTTAACAGGGCTATTTTTCCAACGGAAGAGGCCCACCAGCCAGCCAGCGGCGAAACCAGTGAAGAGCGCAATCAGCGCCCACGTAATGAGTGGGGTAGTTGTGTACATGGGCTTATTTACCTTTTGAGGGTGCGGGAGTTAAGCAGACCTTACGCACATAATCCTGTAGGCCGGTCAGTTGCTTTGTGACGGTTTCGATTCGCTCTCTGAGGGTGAAATAATCCCGCTGAGCGGCGTCTGTAAGTCGGGGGCTGTCATCATCATCCACGCGGGTGGAGGAGGATTTACCGGACACTGGCCGATCACATTTGGCTGAGACGCGCAGGCGCTTAGCCCCAGAATCGACATCCCTACGCAGATCGCTAATGGTTTTTTGCGCATCGGCTAAATCCTTCGTGTATCTGGCATCGATCGCCGCAACAGATTGCTGGCGTCGCTGCATGTCATTGATGGTTGACTGGAGGCTGTCAGCAACCACCTTCTGTTTATCACGCTGATCGCGGAAAGAGACGGCGTTGTCGCGGTAGTGACCTACAGCCAGTAATAACCCGGCTATGATCACCACCAGCAGAAACGCCAGCACAACGCGCCAATTAGTCAGTAGCCATGTCATGGATTCAGGCTCCAGTTGCAAATCTCACACTCAACATCGCGACGATTGGCAAGCCCCTGAATCCTCACGCGGTCAACGTATACCCAACTGCGAAGGCCATCACAGGCTTGCTGATAGCGGCCGGCATTAAGGTTACGCAGTACCGATGAATGCTCGAATGCATTAATGCCTACGTTATAGCTAAAACTGATAAGAGCGGCTTTCTGATATGCATTCGATGGTACCTTTACGGACCTTTCCACAGACCGGGCATAGGGCTGCAGGTGCTTTTGCAGAAGCGCGTCGCACTCTTTTTGGGTATATGTTTTCCCCTGAATCACGTCCGGGCCAGTTATGCCGTTGCATACAGTCCAGACGCCGCCAACGTCACGGTATGGCGTGTAAGAATTGCCTTCCAGGTTTGGAACAAGAACAGCCGCGATGGCTAACGCACCACCACCAGCTGCTGCGATGAGGCTTTTACGTAAAGCAGGTGAAATAGCCATTATGCTTTCTCCGCCAGCTTCAAAGCCTTGTTGACTGTATCGACTACTTCGGGCGCTTTGTCCTCATCATGCGAGGGTGAGCGGTTTAAATAACTCTGGATCGCCTCAGTGCGCAAACTCTCCTGCTCTGCCTCGAACTTTCTTGCCAGTTCTTCCCGGTTGCTCTCTTTGCGTTTGTAATACGCATTCACGACGAACGTCGCTATGCCGAGCATCACGCCACTTACCAGACCGATAAAATTCCAGTCCAGGTGATAAACCCAGTCATACCAGTTGAAAAGGCCGTTACAGACCAGGCCACCCGACGCGCAGTAGGTAACCCCTGATGCAATTTTGTCAGGCATAATTTTCATATCCACCCCCAGACGGGGACTTATCCAATTAGGAATTGTCTACTTTCTGAACTGGACAAGCCCGGTTAGCTTTTTACATGTCGAGTGAAAAAGCTTCCTGCCGCCGTTGGGTAGCCAATAGTGAGGATCCGCGACGCGGATTCAGTTGATACGCTTAAATGCGTAAGTCCCTATGCCCTTGCGGCCCAGGTCACATTCCATCTGATTATGCTCAACGCATTCAAATCCCTGCTTACTGAACCAGTTGCGCAAGCCTTCATCGGTGAAGTACCAGATATGTTCGTCTTTGCGGAAGTGATGAGAGCGAAGGATGTCCGCGCTGTCACGGAAAATCGGGATAGACACAAATACGAATTCACCGGCTCTGGCTACTGCTGCTTCCGGATCGTCAATGTGTTCGAGCACATCCCACATACTGATCGCGGGACAGGATGTTTTATATAAATCCCGGTAGAGCCCTTTCTCTTTCAGCCACTCCACACCAGCGGGGTTGACGTCATAGCCGAACGTCATTGCACGCGAAGCAACAAACTGCCCAGCGCCAATCCCTACATCAAGGACAGGTCCATGGTAATGGCGCGCAATCAGCTCTATGCGTGACAGTGTGAGCAGGCGCCCGGTTTCGGTGTCTGCCATTCTCTTATAGCGCTCGAAGTAATCCACGTTATAAGGACGTTCGCGCGGTACCGGATAGCGACCGATCCCCAGCTCGGGAAAGAACACCAGTTCGCTATCAACTCTCTGATAAAACTCTCTCATTCAGCCAGGCCTCAAATTTGTTGCTGAATCCGGTAATGCGCTTATCGCATTGATGGTCCCACTGATGGCAGCGGCAGTAATTGTCAGGGATCGCCCAGCCAACGTTTTGAAGATTCATTGTGTGGTCGGTCACGATGTCAGGCGCGTTATGCGCACCCCGTCCACCGGCCACAACAAAAACAGGCGTCTGGTAACAGATAGCTGCGGGCAGCGCCCAGCCAACTGGCGTGACGACGACAGCGGCACTTTCTACCAGTGACAGCAGGCTGCACAGATTCAGTTCGCCGCTGTGCAGATACAAATCTGCTTCGGGCTTCTCACCCACCAGCCACTCTTTTCCCTCTTCCAGATCTGCAACACTGATAACGAAAAAGTAACGGCGCAGAATGCGAGACGCCTGGACAAGGTAATCAGGATCCGGATTACGGGAATCGCTACGCCATTCACTACGCACTGTAGCGGGGCGAATGACGGCTATTGGCTTACCGCTGTAATGCTGACCAGCGTGGAAAGACGGCAAATCAAATTGACCAGGCTCAGTATGGAAACGCTCGCGCATGGCATCGATGATAGAGCCCCGCTCAAGTTCAGCCGGACCATAGAATATGCGGCGCGTGTCGTAACTGTCGGGCAACGCCTGCCAGTCAGCTCGTGAACTGTCTTCGTTCTTACGCTGTGTGCGAAGTGTTGTCTCACTGCGCACAGTGAATACTGGCAAATCCTGATAAATTTCCGGCCACGCGGTTTTGATGAACGATCCGGGCGGCAGTTGCTTCACAAAGGCGCGCTGATAAATCGAGTCGCCCAGCCCCTGCATGCCGTCAATAAATATTGGTTTCATGAATTTCCCTGATTACGTCCTCAAGTGACGCCCTGGTGAAGCAGGTGAGGCTGGTTTGTCTGCTGCAGTTCACTATCCTCGCGCCGGGCTGTGAATCAGCAATACGTGCAAACTCGCCATGCCAGCGCCGGACATTATCTGGTGTCGGATTGCTTATACCGTCGTGCGCCCCGTGCCAGTGCAGCCCGTTTGTCACCGAGCAGTCATAGCCGAGCAAAATGATTTTTTCAGCGCCGAGGTGCATGGCGAACAAAATGGCGCGCTGGCCGGAATTGAATGTACCGGACGTGTCTGTATCGAAAAGCCGCAAACCATAACGCGCAGCAGCCCTCTCGTTACATGTCCAGCGCTGTGCGGCAGATGAAATTTGTGAGTGATATTTATCCCACCAGTCCAGATCCCCGGCGTAGATGTACCGGCACTGAGGCGCGGCGCTCCAGCTGGAGTTCACTGTAATCAGGGGAATTCCTGCGTCAGTAAGCAGCGTGCAGTCAGAAGACAAAAGAGAAGGCCCCGACGCACATATAGCAATATGACGCATCGGGGCCTCCAAAAAAATTGCCCCACCCGGCGCTTATCTCCGGCACTCGCAATGGCTTAGCTCTTAAAGGGGCGTTTTAAATTTACAATCAGACTAAATCTGATTTTTTGCAAAAAATCACATTTTCATGGTTTGGTGCAAAAACATTCAAAACAAAAACGCCCGCTGGCTGGTGAGGCCGCGGGCGCTTTCAATTAATCCACAATTTGCAACTGTCCGGTTTTTTTCCGCTGATGAACAGCGCGGAGAAATCCCATCATTGGCGTGATAATGGTCCATTTTATTCACGCCGTCAATACATGAGATTAATCTTATTGCTTCATGTGCCTGATTTCGCTGTTTCCGGTGACACGCTGTAGCATCTCCCCCGCTATGGACTCTTCCTTGTGGCACTGCGTAATGAGCGCTTCATAAAACGGTTTGAAATTGCGTGACCATGTTGGCTGGCTTACTGCCATAACGGCATATCCAACAGCACGGCGCACAGTTTCAGCAGGCAGGCGCGCATAACCGCGGCCGGTGCATTTAGTACAGGTTTTCATCACGGGGACGCCCTGAATTTCACTCTGCTCAAGGTCCAGCACTTTTCCTTTACCATGACAGCGACACGCATTGCTGAGCACGCCTTTACCTTCACACGTTCCGCAACGGACGCGCTGAACCTCTCTTACCTCTCTGACTTTTTCATAACTGGACGGCACAAAGCCTTCGACGCCCATACGGACAGAGGCTTTAACCAGATCACGCGCCACGAAGGGCATATGTGATTTGGTGCTGAATACCTCCGTGTCGATAAACCCGGTACCACCGCAACAGGTACATGGACGCTTACTGGCTGCGCTGCGCGAATAGTCCATGTAGGCAAACGTTGCGAGCAATTGCACAAATTCGCGTTTAATATTCTCATCGAGTTCGGCGACTGCCCGGAAAAGCCCCGCCTTACTCAGACCGAATTCAGTTAACATTTTTACGGCGCGCTCACTGGAAGTGATGCCATGCTTGGAAAGGAATAATTCAAATCCGAAACGAGCCTGCGCGCCAGTCAGCCCGAATGATGCCATCACATCTGAAATATCCAGGCTGTCACTGGCCGTTGCCCGTGGAGAATCGCTGAACATAGGTGATTTTGGTGCGAAAAACTTTATCGTGCTTTCAAGGTTCAAGGTGATTCTCCTTACTGAATTTTGCTGCGTTTATAGTTTCAGGCAATGCTCTCGATCCTTATCTGCCCTTTCTCTCCCCAGATTTTTGTAATACGTGCATCCCATACGGCGCTGTCTTCTTCAAACACGGCGTCCATCAACGCTTTATGCAGGTTATCGACATCGGGCCTTTGCTGGTGGGGCTGTCCGCTGAACTGCGCACGCTTCTTTTTGCTCCAGCTGTCGGGCATGGGCAGCACAAACGTGATGTGACAACCGCTGTCAGGCAACTTTATTTGGTTCAAGCGCACTTCATCGCAAAATGCACGGTATCGGAGAACAGCCGGCCGCTTTGCCCAGCGGTCCCGTTGAGTCTGACGGGGCTTGCCCAGCGGCGTGATGTCATAAATTCTGATCAAAATAATTTCCCCGTAAATTCGTTACCTTTGTATGCCGGTTTCTCGCGTGCAAGCTGCGCCGCTATAGCCTGATCCGTTTCACGGAAATGGCCGTTTCGGAATTCTTGATAAACCACGCCGCCCTGTGGGCCATGACGGTTTTTACCAATAATGATTTCAGCCAGGTGCGCGGCCGGGCTGTCTGGGTTATAGGCACCATCCCGATAAATGAACCAGATGCCGTCTGCGTCCTGCTCAATGCTGCCACTGTCACGCAGATCGGCATTCAACGGGCGCTTGTTTGGGCGCTTTTCCACTTCGCGCGACAGCTGACTAAGGCAGATGACTGGTGTGTTAAGCTCCATCGCCATGGTTTTAAGGCCGCGTGTAATCTCGCCGATCGCCAGGTCATTACGTTCAGCCGATGGCTTTTTGATGAGCCCCAGATAGTCAGCCAGGATCAGAGACAGGCCCGGATAACGGTTTTTGTGACGAGTGGCCACCGCTCTGATTTGTTCAATGCTGAGGTTTGTGGCATCGACAACCCAGACATCGAGATTGGCAAGCTCAGCCAGACCCATGGAGATCCGGCCCCAGTCCTCGTCATCGAGGTGGCTGGCTTTACGAAGTTTTGAAACGGATACGTTGGACGCGTTCGCCAGCTGGCGCTCAATGATCTGGCCTGCCTGCATTTCCATACTGAAAATCAGAACGCCACGCTGTACCCTCTCAGTTCCGAGCGAAACAGTGCGCTGGGCTATGCCTTCGGCGATTTTCAGTGCCAGCTCGGTTTTACCCATACCCGGGCGGGCAGCGATAACGATCAGGTCGGTGTCGTTTAATCCACCTGTGATTTCGTCCAGATCATCAATGCCCGTTTTGATGGTGTTCGACTCTTCATCACCGGCAACACGTTTTTCCAGCGTGTCCATGTACCCGTTGAGCAGTTCACTGGCGCGGATCGGCAACACTTCTTCATCTGGCCGACTGATGTTCATCAGCTGGCGCGTAAAGTCCTGGATACCTTCCATCGCGGTATCGTGGTTGTAAGCGCTGGTGATCTTCTCGTAATGGCTCTCCATGAGGCTGACAAAGCCACGAACCATGTATTTTTCATTGAGACTTTTTGCATAGCCCTTCATGTTCGCCGCGCTCGGCACCATCTTCATGGTTTCCATGACGTCAGCAAAAATACCGTTTTCATTGCCCATGGCCTCTGCCACCAGCAGCGCATCAATCATTTTCTTCTGCGTCGCCTGGCGCTTAATCTCGGTATACAGCTTTGAGTAAAACGGGTTCGTGAATGCTGCTGGCTCGACGGTAGCCAGCACGTCGTAGGCATCAGGCGTTAAACCGGAATGAAGCAGACAACCCAGCACGCTGGCTTCAAGATACAGATCAGACATGGTTACCCCTCCGCACCAAGAGCAGTGTGTCAGGCTTCATCAACCAGTCGAAGTTGGCATGCCAGCCGCTGTTGCTTTTGCCGAAATAGGAAGCGCGGGCGTCATTGAAAAAAGCACTGAAGTAATTACGGAAACACTCGTTTGCAGCTTTTTCACGGGGGAAGTGTGTAGCCAGACGGCGGATAGCCTTCACTCTGTCTTCGTCAATTTCGGCATACATCAGACGGCCGTCCGCTAAATCGTTGTAAGCATCGATCACAGCATCGCAATCAACCTCAACCTGATTTTCATCCCACTGGGTGGCGTCAGCCAGATAGCCGTCGAACCGACTCACACGGCAGATGTTCGTGGGCTTGGCGACCGTACCGTTGCGGCGTTTCCACGTCTCCGCGACCCAGCGCACCACCAGCTTGAGGTCATTAACGGTGTAGGCTTCGCGGGATGGACGTTCAGTAAGTAAAACGGCAAAGGCTTCTGCAGAGCGGCAGGTGGTGCCTGTGACCTCGTTGTAATACTCCAGGACCTGTTTTGCCTGTGATAAAACTTCCTCCGAAAATTCCCCCTTGGGGGCTTTAGGGGGATCTGTATTTATTGTCTTTTGAATAGTGTCTTTTGTGTGTCCCTGTTTTGGTGACAACCCTGTCACTGTTTTGGTGACACTTTTTGTCACTGATTTGGTGACAGTGACACCATCTTGGTGACATTGCGGTATTTGCCATTCAGACAGGTGCTTATTTGGGCCAATATGCATCCCTACACGGAGCAGAACGCGCATGGCGATCAACTCATTTTTGGCCTTGTTTACCTTCTGGCGTGGCAGCTTGGTAAGCTCAGAAATCTGGCTATCAGAAATACGGTCCAGCTTCTTGTTAAAGCCATAAGTTTTGCGGCAAACAGCATGCGCTACCTTAGCCTGGTTACGGGTGAGGTTAGCGCCGATCAGCTCTTCGTACAGCTTATTAGCCAGCCGTGTATAACCGTCATCGGTATCGGCCATGCGTAGCTCCTCATGCTCTTTGTGAGCACGAAAATGGATAATTTCAGCGGTATTACTCATGCCCTGACCTCTCGCGCTTTACCTGCTCCAGCACTTGGCGCAGCTGACGTCCGACTTCAGGGGAATACTGGCGCACTAACTCTTCGCGCGCCATGTCTTTATGTACAGTAGTTTCCTGTTGCGGTTTCCGGCGTTTTTGTCGCATAATTGACCTCGCTTCCCAAAAGCAACGCTGTTCACGACTGGACAGTTGGCGCTGTTCAGTCGCTCTTTCCCACCTCAATGAAATACTTCTCGAAGTACCATTTCGGCACACAACACAGATGTTCGTAATCAGGCCGCATGAAGATGACCCTACGTTCCTGCCTGTCGTAACTGATGATGCGCACGACAATGCCGCGCTTGTCCCGAAAACGCTTGTCGGTTTCAACAAACCTTTCATCCACCAGAGCCCCCGTCTTTAGAACGAATATGCTCAAGCATGCCAATCAGGCACTGGGCCAACTCACCGGTTTCATCGCCCTTGATGATCACCATGCCTGCTGGTTGTTGGAAATCTAAAGCAGCAAGTAAACGGCTGGCCTTTTCAACCAAACCGCCTCGACTCTGCCAGCGACTAACCTGTGATTTGTCGACCCCCAATTTCTTCGCAACTGCCGTCACCCCCTCGGCGGCAATACGGCTCACGATCTCACTCTCGATGTCACGCGCTTTGTTGCGCGACGTTGTGATTGAATCCATTTAAATTTTTCCTTATTTGGAGTGCAGGTTTCTAGGATGTGGAAAGAGTTGAGGTAGGTCAGGCCTAATCTCATAGGCTTTAACTGCTCCGTTAGTGGCTTCTACAATCGCGTTAACATTTTCAGGAGAAACCCTTTTTTTGTTATGCAACCAACTCCATACGTTTGGCTGGCTAACACCTACGTGTATGGCTAGCTTTTTTTGGCTTCCAACAGATTGGATCGCTTTTTCAATAGCTTTGTTAACCATGCTTATACCCTTTAGTCTTTAAAGCGAGAATAATAACTATGAGTTCAAATAAAGTAAATACCCATGGATATTTGACGATGGATAACCACAGTTATATGTTCGCGGGCATGAATACAGAAACTCTCGCCGATCGGCTTAAGCTGGCAATGAAAGAAGCAGGGATGAGTCAGGCACAGCTCGCTGAAGCTGTGGGAATAGCTCAGCCTAGCATTTTCAAAATTTTGTCAGGAAAATCTCAAAATTCTGGGTACATAGTCCATTTATCTAAGGCGCTTGGGGTCAGACCTGAATGGTTAGCGCTTAACGAGGGACCAATGCGTAAAAGCCATGAGAGTAATTACGACGCGCCATATCCCCCACCACAAACGCCAGATGTGAAATTCGTGCATATTTGGAAGGCAGAAGAGAAAACTAAGGATTTACAGGCAATTCCCAAAGAGCTGAACGCGGAATCATGTCGTGCCTTTTTTCTCGATCATGACTCGGGATTTCCTGAAGCAACTTTGAATTCTGTCGTGGTTGTTGATGTAAATGAACAGCCCAAAGTGCATGATTATGTGTTTGCATGTGTTCATGGTTCCTATAGCGTATACAGATTTCTCCCCGGAGATGAGGGAGGTTATCTTTCCCCTTCTGATCCCCGAGCCTCTCTTTTAAAAGTTGGAGAGACAGCAAAAATCATAGGTGTTGTTGTATACATTTCTAAGAAATTCAATCGATAAACGTTTAATCCGGTAGCTATATGTAAACATGCTGCCGGAATTTTTTCATACCCCCCATTATCTCCCCTTATGTAGCCGACTTGCATAGAGCCCCCGTTTTTCGTTTAGAACAATCCTAGCTAATTTTCTAAATACTGTATATAAGTACAGTAAGATTTCCAACTAAAGCGCAACGGTAAATCTCCAGCCATCCACCAATAAACATCCCTCCGCCTCCCTAAAAAATAAATTCATATATTTTACAAAAACATATTACTTTAAGTTCAAATATTCATACCTAAAGGTATTGATTGATAAAATACCCATTGTTATATTGCAGTCACAGCACGACGCAGCCCACCGCAGACAGCTGTTCTGCTCTTTAACAATTGAACATGTAATCACCGCGCTGGTGGCTGAGAGGCCCGAACTCAGCACCCTGGCACTCCCTGACCTCACGGGGTAAAGGCATCCCAGGCATGCGGCGGACAGCGTGGTGATTCAGTTTTTTTTGAGCTGCGTGAGATAGCAGGCGCAGCATCAAAACGAACTGGCGGCGTGACGCCGCGACAATCAGGAGATCGCTATGGCAGCACGCAAACCACCTTACAGCGCAAAAGTTAAATTCTGGATGCCTACTTACAGCGGTGAATTCGATGGCGGCATGCAGGGTTGCGCTATCGAATTGTTTTATATGCTTCCGGTCGAGCAACAGGCTACCGCTCTGGAAAAAATGGAAGCTAATCATCAAATCAAGCTTACAAAAAAAGGTTAACGCCTCACCAGGGCAAGGTCCGGAATACCGCAGCAGTTTAGTTGGACTTAAAAGTAAACGCGGGCTTGAAGCTGGAGGATGGGGCCAGCACACAACAGGGTAGAGCATTTGGAGGCGCACCATTAAGCCGGCGAAGAGTGCTCTATCCGTTGTGGTGAATTGCAGTCCATCGAGACAACCAGAAGATCAGCACCTGGCGCCACAACCCCACATTGCTGTGTAGTCTTTGGCCCCCGCCTCGGGGGCATTTTTTTGACTACCTATCAGCGCTCCGAGGTATCCATGCATTTCATCCCAAAACTGACCCGGCAGCGCATCAGCGAACTGCCCGAGCGAACGCCGATCCGTATCGGTGCGCGCGTCGTTATTTTCGACGGCTGCACCATCGAACCCAATTACAAGGGTGAGGACGAAACCTTTGTGTATTACATCGATGCGAACGGCCAGCGGGAACGCCATTTCGAATGGCTGTTACTCGAGTCAGGCACGGAATTTATTGAATCGGAACTGTGCGAATACTGCGCCCGGTTCCGGCACCCAACGGACATAAAGCAAGTTGCTATCAGGTTCTGGAACCGCAGCGAGGTCCGTTCATTCTGCAGCGATAAAGGCTGCGCAAACCTATACCAGCAAACAATCCGCGTCCCGGCTGCGCGCCAGGGCAAACCAAGGAGACGTATCTCATGAGCCCTGTAGAACGCCTGCAGTTCAAACATCGCCTGACGGGTGCTGATTTCCATCCAAAGCCGCGTCACTGGCTGACGCCGCTGCTTATCGCACTGTGTGTGGTGGCGGGAATGTGCCTGTTATGACAGTTACAACTATCCCTACTGAATTCGCCATTAACGAGGCCATGCGTTCGCTGGCGCTGAGTACCATCCTGGCGCTGTGCGAGCAAAATCAAATCAGTCCGGCAGATCTGGAAATGCTGGCCCACCAGCTGGCCCAGCGTGAAGCAAACGCGGACGCTAAATCAGGAGCTTTAAATGTCCACCATCATTCGCGTGATCGACACTGAAACCACCAGCTTTGAAGGTGGCGTGTGTGAGCTGGCCAGCATCGACATCGTTGGCGGTAAGCTGTGTAACCCGATGAGCGATTTTGTTAAGCCGCCCGAGCCGATTACCGTTGGTGCCATGGCTGTGCATCACATCACTGATGCGATGGTTGCCGATGCACCGCCGCTCAGCGATGTGATTGACCGTTATCTGGGTGCCGACGTTTATGTGGCACACAACGCCGCGTTTGACCGGCCAAAGTTACCACAAGTTACAGCACCGTGGATCTGCACGCTCAAGCTGGCCCGCAAGCTTTATCCGGAGCTGGAGAGCCACTCCAACCAGTATTTACGTTATCACTTCATGCTCGATGTTGATGTGCCTGAAAACCTGCACGCGCACCGGGCGCTGTACGACTGTTACGTTACTGCGGCGCTACTGCTGCGACTGAACCGTGACGCGCGCCTGACGATAGCCCAGATGCGTGACATCTCCGCGCGGCCTTCCCTGCTTCACACGATGCGCTTTGGCAAGCACAAGGGCAAAACCTTCGAAGAGATTGCCGGACAGGACCAGGGTTATCTCCGCTGGGCGCTGGCAAATATGGATCTGGATGAAGACCAGAAATTTACCATGCAACATTATCTGGAGGGCTGATATGGGCATTCCGGTTCTTATTCTGGGTGATTCAGGTTCTGGCAAATCAGCCAGCCTGATGCACCTGAACCCCGACGATGGTTTTCTGGTTAACCCGGAAAACAAACGTCTCCCGTTTAAATCCAGTGGCTGGAAGCCTCGCGACTTCACAGCTAAAACCGGCAACGTGTTTTTTACTGATGTTCCAGGCGACATTGTGTTGATCATCACCCACGCCCGCCGCGCCGGTAAGAAATTCGTTGTGGTTGACGATTTTCAGTATGTGATGGGTAACCAGTTCATGCGGCGCCGCAGTGAAAAGTCATTCGAGAAGTTCACCGAGATCGGGGGCGGCGCATGGGACGTGATCCGGGCAGCGCAGGCAGCGGAAGACGATTTGATTGTGTATTTCCTCGCTCACACGGAAGAGACACCAGCCGGCCGAATCAAGATGAAGACGATTGGCAAAATGCTGGACGAAAAAATCACGGTTGAGGGGATGTTCAGTATTGCCCTTCGTACCGGCGTGACTGACGGGCGCTATTACTTTACCACCCAGTCCGACGGAACGGACCCGGTTAAATCCCCGATCGGCCTGTTCGACCAATTCCAGATTGATAACGACCTGAACGCTGTTGATACGGCGGTCCGGGACTATTACGAACTTAATGACGGAGTAACCGCATAATGCAGCAGCCAATTTTCACCTTTGACCCAGAATCAGCCAAGGCATCAGGCCCGGGCGGCGCATCTGAAACAGGCGCCTATACAGGCACTATCCGCAGCGCTGTGTTCACCAGCGGGCGTGATTCACAGTCCCAGTCCATGGAGTTCTCCCTTGATTCGGATGTGGGCTCGATCAACTACCTTCGCGTTTCATATATTGGCCGCGATGGAAATCCGCTTAAAGGCGGTACCGCGATGATTAACGCAATTATGGGGCTGACCCAAACCAAGCAGCTATTTTCAACTGAGGTTCAGGGCGAAAACGGTCCGGAATATCACTGTAAGGATCTGGAAGGTAAGCCGATCGGCTTTGTTCTGCAAAAAGTTTTGTACACCAAAGAAAATGGCGGCGATGGTTACAAATTCGAAATCCGTCAGGCATTTGGCACTAAGACACGCAAGACGTACAAAGAAGCAATAGAGAATCTTCCAGCCGAAGCCATAGATAAATTGCTTTCAGTGCTTGCCGATCGCGATGAAAGACAGCCACAAACCCTGCAGACCATGAGCGGCATGGGCGCAAGCAATCAACGTTCTATGCTGGGCGGCAACCAGCATACCGCAACTGGAAACAACAATTCACGTCTTGCCCAGGCCACTGGAGGTGGACGAAACAATAATCCGCCGCCTGACTTCGACGACGATATTCCGTTCTGACAAAGTACAAAAAACGCTCGTAATTTTGATTACTGTTCACCATAACCGCCTGCATCTAAGGCGGTTTTTTTATGAGATTTTACTATGTCATGGATAACCACTCAGTCGGGCAAGCATTTCGATTACACCAATGTGACAGCGGATGCTATCTGCATTGAAGACATCGCCTGCGCCCTTTCCAACATCTGCCGTTTCACTGGACATGTGCAGGACTTTTACAGCGTTGCGGAGCACTCCGTTCACGTCAGCTACCTGGTAAAGCCAGAGTTCGCGCTCGAAGCCCTGTTGCACGATGCCGCCGAAGCTTATTGCAGCGACATTAATTCGCAGCTTAAGCAATTGCTGCCTGATTACCGCCTCATGATCAAATCGGTTGAGGAAGCCATAGCGGATAAATTCGGCTTACCCTACACAATGAGCGCCCCGGTTAAGAAGGCGAATCTGGTCATGCTAGCAACCGAACGCCGCGACCTTGATTTAGACGATGGCAAGCACTGGCCCATGCTGGATGGCATTGAGGCAGACACCAGATTCATGATCCTCCCGCTCAATCCGCGCCAGGCACGTGTTTTTTTCCTTCAACGTTACAACTATTTGAAAGGTAAGGACGGTGAATAATGGAAGAGAAAAAATTTTGCTATCGCTACGTTGAGGGCAACGATAGCCAGGGACGACCTATCGTCATGCTTTGGGAAAACGTGATATTACGCGAGACGGAAAAAACCTTCTGGCACACCTGGGACCTGCCTCAGATGTCGATAGAGCAGATGAGAACGTATCGCAGTAAACCAGGCGACAAGCAGGTTAAACGCTGCCTTAAACATGCCGCGCGTTCTGGTTACCACCTGTCGAAAGAGGAAGCGATGCGGGCATTCGTTTACCGCAAAACCTACCAGCTAAACCGACTTCGCCTTACTGCCGAAACAGTCGAAATGTGCCTGAAAGGGCTGAGCATCGCCGGATACATTCAGGATGGAAAGGTGCTAAGCGCGCCGGGAGATCCCCAATTTCTTGCCAGTGAATCCCCTGGGCCAGTTGCTTCCGAATATAGCTGGGGAGGATGGTAATGGCTAAAACAATACAACTATCTAATGCTGCATTTGTTTTCACTGATGCCGCTACAGGTCAGGGCTACATGCGTAAGCTGAACGAGTTTGAAGCCAATCTGATTGCTGCACAGTTGAGCACTTTAGACGGCGGTCAACTTAAGGCCGGCCCTGTTCATCCAGTGGAAATTCGGCTTGTGTCGTTAGATGAGATGCGAATGACAGACGCCATTCAGGTTCAGGATTCTTGTCTGCAACAAAGCACATCCCAATCTACTACGCAAAATCAATAAGTTATACATGTTATAATGATGCCTCCAAATTAAGAGAGAGTTCATTATGCATTGTGTTAAAGCGAATTTTCCTGGCAGTAATATTCAATCCGCAACTGCTTATTATTCTAATACCGACAGAGATTTAATCAGTTTCAATCGCGCTGCCTTTGTTTATGGTTGCAATTTAAACAGTCTAAATGAAGCCTTTATACAACTAGGAGATGATAAGCCGGATTGTTACATGCTCTTAAATGATCCTGAAAAAAGTGATGGCGACTGGATATTCAGGAAATGCCATGACTTCATATGAATAGCAGCGCGTTTTATCTTTCTCGCAATTTAGGTGGCTTTACCGCGATATACTCCATTAAGGAGGAATTCGCATGTCACATAACATTGCAGCAAGAAGCAAGGAAAAACGCGATAAGGTTAACGTGGATTTAGCCGCGTCTGGAGTTGCGTACAAGGAGCGTATGAATATGCCGGTTATCCCCATGGAAGTGGAGATGCAGCAGCCGGAAGAGTACAGGGAGTATTTCAGAGAGCGATTGCAGCACTACAGGAAGGCGGCGCTCCAGTTGCCCCGCGGCACTGACCCGGTTTATCAGAAAGAGGAAAAGTAATGCAAGACGTATTGATTTTTGGTGAAGGCCATCAGGGAAGCCTTCGCCAAATTGAAGAAGGCGCGGATAGCATATTGGTTTCCAGCAAACCACAGCCATCGGAGTTAGGGCCAGACGATATGGTTTCGTACCATGCTGAGGGTTTTTTGAAATTCCATGTCACTACTATCTATAAAGAAAGCGGTGCTTATTTGATTGGGGTTAGAGATGACCCGCCGACCAAGGAAGAGATAGATACAGCTATCCGAAGATATCGACCTCGACCTATTAGATAACAAAGACCTCGCTGATGCGGGGTTTTTTATTCCCTAAAAAACATCATCCCCACTCTGTTTTAAAATAAGGAGGCGTTATGCTGCTCGGCTTTGTCCTTATCATTTCCTCTATGCTGCCCGTACCTGTAAGCGAAGACATCTATCCAACCTTAGCAGCATGCGAACACGTTAAAGAACAGTTGCTTAAAAGAGAGCCGATTTCTCAACTTGAATGTGCGGAAGTCAGGCGCTAGATTACTGTATAAATAAACAGTAATTTGGTGGTGTGTATGCGCAGGTTTGTCAGCGGCGGTTTAACCTTCTATTTTCTGGATCAGGGTGACATTGAGCCAAACTTAGGCAAGGAATATCTCTACATTCCTGGGTACATGATAAAACCTGTCGATGCTGGCTGGATGGCATTAATCCTCAGTTGCGATGAAAGGCTGTGGCAACCCATCAGCGAACGCTTGTTTGCTTCAGAGAATGAAGCGTTTAACTTCGCATATGACCATTTTTCTGTTGAGCAGAGTAAAACAGAGCGGCTTCTCCCTGGATGGAAAAGTGTCTGATTAACCCTAAATCGCGAACGCGATTTTTTTATCCCCCTATCCCGATGAAAACAAAATTCCTTGCGCATTACGCGCGGCACAAACCCCTTTATGACGTGTCCGTTTCTGGATGCGTCTGGATCCTGCTGCTCATGGCAATGATTTGTCTTGAGCTTTATCTCCAGTGAGGTGAGCTAATGCAGACTCAGTCACATGAGGGAAAGCCTACTGGAACGGCCGGCAGGTCACCTGCTGCTGTTCCGCCTATGATTTCCCGCATCGCTTTAGCGGTGGCCGATGCAATGGCTACCAGATGGCAAAAAACTGCTTTGAAAATCGTCTCAGTTGCCTGAACTGCATTTGCCTTCATGAAGGCGGCTGCGACGTAGTGAACGAAACCGAAACTCCCGCCGAATGCCCGCACGTAGTGGACTTTTGCTCTTACTACCAGATTGATTTATCCAGAAAATTCAAACGCTGATTTGAGGTATCCCACGTATGGAACCAACCCAACTATCGCCATATTGCCTGGCGCTTGAAACTTTGCGCGCCCAGCCTACTCACCAGCTAAAACAGATTGGCGATCAGTGGCGTTCGCCTGATCGTCTCTGGTGGGGAATAAATTCGATGTTCGGTCCGTTCGTGCTGGACCTCTTCGCCGATGAGAGTAATGCCAAATGCGAGGCGTATTACAGCGCCGAAGATAACGCACTTTCGCAGAACTGGTCGGAACGCCTGGCAGAGCTAAACGGCGCAGCCTACGCTAACCCACCCTATTCCCGCGCCTCACAGCACGACGGGCAGTACATAACCGGCATGCGCCAGATAATGGCCCATACGCTGGCAATGCGGGAGGCTGGCGGTCGCTATGTCTTTCTGATTAAAGCGGCAACTGGCGAAGTCTGGTGGCCAGAGGATGCCGACCATATCGCATTCATTCGGGGACGAATCAGTTTTGACCTGCCCGCATGGTACCGGCCAGAGGAAGGCCAGCCCAGTGAATCGTCTGCCGGGTTCGGTGCTGCTATCGCTGTTTTCGATAAGTCCTGGCGAGGTCCAAAGTTCGATTACATCAGTCGTGATCAGCTGGAAGCCCGCGGCGCCGCGTTTATGGCTCAAATTGAGCGAGCAGCGCAACGTCTGGCGCCGAGAAGCATTCCGATCCCCATCCCAGAGTCAGCGAATGATGTCTGGCCAGCCGAAGTACAGCTATTAGCTGATCAGCTGCCAGACCTTAAATCACTCGCTACCGAGCACCAGCGAAAGGTCATGCATCACATGAACCGCATGCTGCTGGAGCGCCAGCCCTCAACAGAAATCATTGCTGCAGCTCAGTCGCTGACGGCCACTTTCGGAGAACAAACCCTGTGAGAGAAATCATTGTCGATAATTTTGCCGGGGGCGGCGGAGCCAGCACCGGCATTGAGATGGCAACCGGCCGCAGTGTCGATATCGCTATTAATCATGATCCTAACGCGATCGCCATGCATACTACCAACCACCCTGACACGCTTCATTACTGTGAGTCTGTGTTCGACATTGACCCGGTGGCAGCGACCGCAGGCGCGCCAGTCGGCCTGGCGTGGTTTTCACCTGACTGCCGCCACTTCAGCAAAGCCAAAGGCAGTAAGCCGGTTAAAAAAGAAATACGCGGTCTGGCATGGATTGTTATTCGCTGGGCGCTGGCAAAGCGTCCCCGCGTTATCATGCTTGAGAACGTCGAAGAATTTAAAACCTGGGGGCCGCTGTTACCCGCAGAGGAAAGACCGGATCCGGCCCGCGCAGGTGAAATCTTTGCCGCGTTCGTCGGCATGCTGAGTAAAGGCGTTCCAGCTGATCACCCTGCGCTGGACGAGGTATGCGACTTCCTGCAAATCGGCCGGCACAGTGCTGACGCGCAAAAACTGGTTAAAGGTCTGGGCTATGCGGTTGAATTCCGCGAGTTACGGGCCTGCGATTTCGGTGCGCCAACCATCCGCAAACGCTTCTTTATGGTCATGCGCTGTGACGGGGAACCAGTAACTTGGCCGGAGCCGTCACACGGTGATCCGAAAAGCCTGGCCGTCCAGTCCGGACACCTCAAGCCATGGCGCACAGCTGCCGAGTGTATCGACTGGTCTATCCCCTGCCCGAGCATATTTGGACGCAGTAAGCCGCTGGCTGAAAATACGATGAAACGGATTGCGCGCGGCATCCAGCGATTCGTTCTAGATAACCCGACGCCATTTATCGTGAAGTGCAATCACACCACCAGCAAAGGAGGCTATGATTGCTTTCGCGGACAGTCGCTGCACGACCCGCTCCAGACAATTACGCGCAAACATGGCTATGCGGTGGTCACGCCGCATCTGACTAAATTCCGCACTGGCGCTACAGGACAGGAACTTACAGAGCCGGTACCGACCATTACGGCTGGAACCTATAAACGGCCTGGCGGCAATGGTCATGCGCTGGGCATGGTAATAACTCACCTGACACCATTTATCATTGGTGCAGGTGGCCCGAAATACTCTGCTAAACCCCGGCCTACAGACCAGCCGATGAATACTGTGGTTAACACAAATCACTCCTGCCTGATAACGCCAGTGGTTATAAGACAGTTTGGAAAAAGCACCGGCCATTCTGTTGATTCACCATCAGGCACAGTGACAGCTAGCGGCGGAGGTAAAAGCGCTCTGGTTTGTCCGACCTTAATTCAGATGGGATACGGGGAAAGAGTTGGACAGGCACCACGCGTACTGAATCTGGGTAAACCTGTCGGAACGGTCACCGCGGGCGGCAATAAATTTGCGCTCGTTTCGGCGTTTATGGCTAAACACTTCGGCGGCAACTATACCGGCCCCGGCGCCGCGGTTGATGGGCCAGCGCATACCGTCACCACCACGGATCATCATGCTCTGGTTACAGCTAACATCATGGTTAATAACACGGGCCACCCGGGCGGCTCCGTTGAGGAACCCGCTCACACCGTGACTACCGGAAATCACCATGCTGTCGTCACATCCAACCTGATTAAATTTCGCGGCACCAATACGGGCCAGAAAACTGACAGCCCGGCGCACACCATCACGGCAAACGGTAATCACCTGGGCGAGGTTCGGGCGTTCCTGATGAAGTATTACGGGAATGAAAAAGGCGGCGTAGGCTTGGACGAACCGCTGGGAACGGTGACAACAAACGATCGCTTTGGTCTGGTCACGGTCGATGGCACCGATTATCAGATTGTCGATATCGGCATGCGTATGCTCCAGCCGCATGAGCTCTATGCTGCACAGGGCTTCCCTTCCTGGTATGTAATTGATCGGGATTATCGCGGTACCAAATATGCCAAAGATAAACAGGTTGCCCGATGTGGCAACGCCGTTCCCCCGCCCTTCGCTGAGGCTCTCGTAAGGGCTAATTTGCCGGAAATGTGTTCGCCTCTTTCACAGGAGAAAATCGCATGAATCTTCACTGCGTGCCTATTTCAACGTACTGCCAGAACACTGGCGAATCCATCGAAGCCATTAACAAAAGGATACAAAGGAAGATCTGGAGGGAGGGCGTACACGTATTAAAAGTGGACGGCGTCCGTGAACGCTGGATTGATCTTGATGAGGTGAACAGATGGGCAAGAAACAGCAGGGATCCGCTTTACCGCGCGGAATAACCGTGCGGCAACACAAAACCGGAGACACACTTCAACTGACATTCACTTATAAAGGGGTTCTGTGCCGTGAGCCCCTTTCAGGAATGGAAGTTAACCCACGCAATATTAAATACGCTGAGAGGTACCTGGGGGAAATACAAAACCGGATCGCTACGGGGGAATTTCACTACCTGAGTTATTTCCCCCGCTCCAAAAAAGCGGCTCTTTTCGGTCATGAAAAAAAGAAAAAGACGGTGAAGGACTATCTTGAAGAGTATCTGGTGATCTGCGAAAACCGGAATCTCTCACCATCCACCATGGACGGTTATCGCAAATGCCTGCGCGCGCTCAGTGAGCTACACAAAATCTGTGTAACCGACCTGACGCCATCAGCACTGAAACACTGGGTGGCCAGCAGAAAAACCAAACTGAAGACCATCCGTAACCGGCTGTCATTTTTGCGCAGCGCCATCGATGAAGCCGTTACAGATGGCCTGATACCGGATAACCCTGTTGCCCATATCAGCGCATCACGTTATTTCTCTGTCGAGTCCGGCAATACAGAAGAGTACGAGGTGGACCCGTTCACGCCAGACGAGATACGGATCATCTATCTGAACTGCAAATACCTTCAGTGGAAAACCACGTTTCAGTTTGCATTCAATACCGGCGTCCGGCCATCAGAACTGTGCGCGCTGAAATGGGCAGACATCGACTTTCAAAAACGTACTGCTTTTGTTCAGAACGCCATTGTTGAAGGCATTTTCAAAGGTACTAAAACCAAATCAGGCACCCGCAAAATTGAGCTTAATGACGAGGCAATCCAGGCACTGAACGAACAGAAGCAATTCACGCTGATGAAGAGTGAATTTGTATTTGAGGATCCGAGCAATGGCCAGCCCTGGTCTGGCTCCGGCGACATTCGACAGAAAGCGTGGCGCCACATCATGAGGGCATCAAAAATCAGGTACCGCAACCCCTACCAGACGAGGCACACGTTCGCGACGATGCATATAAGCGCGGGCGTTAATCTGTTCTGGCTGTGTAAGCAGATGGGCCATAAGGGACCGGATATGCTGTTCAGGAACTACGGCTCTTACCTGGCAGACTATGACGGGAACCTTTCGCGGCCCGGACTGAAGTCAGGCAGCGAATAAACGGTTATGGAAAAGAAAATGCACGTAGAATGCACGTGGGAAAATGGGAAATGAAAATGCACGTAGAATGCACGTGGGAAAATGGGAAATGAAAAATGCTATTTATTACAATATATTGCGGCGGTTTATTCGCGGGTTCGAATCCCCCTCTCACCGCCACATTCAAAGAAGAGTCCAGACTAACCTCTGGACTTTTTTTTTGCATATTCTGCGCTGAGGGGGATGAGAAGCCCCGACCGGGGTTCGACAAAACCGCCCGCCGTTTTGCATGGCCGCAGGCCACCCGAAGGGCGAGCGCAGCGAGTGAATCCCCCTCTCACCGCCATCTTCAAAGAAGAGCCTGAACTCACGTTCAGGCTTTTTTTTACATATTCTCCGCCGAGGGGGATGAGAAGCCCCGACCGGGGTTCGACAAAACGGCCCGCCGTTTTGCATGGCCGCAGGCCACCCGAAGGGCGAGCGCAGCGAGTGAATCCCCCTTTCACCGCCACATTCAAAGAAGAGTCCAGACTAACCTCTGGACTTTTTTTTTGCATATTCTCCGCCGAGGGGGATGAGAAGCCCCGACCGGGGTTCGACAAAACGGCCCGCCGTTTTGCATGGCCGCAGGCCACCCGAAGGGCGAGCGCAGCGAGTGAATCCCCCTCTCACCGCCATCTTCAAAGAAGAGCCTGA